TGGAGGACCTCTGTCAGCCCTCCCGGTGTCAGACCGTCCCGAAGGCGGCCGTCGCCAGACAAACAGTCGCGACAAAGGGCGCCTCGAGCGGTAGATCGCGAAAGTCTCAGAAGAGCGCTTCCGCCAACTGGCAGAGAATATCCAGACCGGCGATGCTGACGACGGAGTCGCCGCACTAGAGACTCTGAAGTCCAACATCATGGAAGAGATCCGGCGCGAGGCGCCGCAGACCTCTGCCGATGATGTGGCTGACCGGGTTGAGGAACGTTTCCAAGCCCGTCAGGCCGAAGAAGCATTTCGACGGTACTTCTCGGAACGCCACTCTGAACTGGCTGGCCACCGCGGTCTGATCATCGAAGCAGAAGACCGCATGCATCGCGGCCTGATCAATGAAATGCGCACTCTCCGTCGCGCTGACGGCAAGATGCTCACCGATCAGGAACTGATGCCGGCCATACAGGATCCGCTCACCGCGCTGAAATGGGGAGCGATCTATGCCCTTCAGGGGGTGCGCCGCTACGACGGAAGCCCCATGGCCAATCCGCTGCAGATCATGGATCACGCCGCGGACACCACCAAATACGAATTGGGCCTCATCCGTCCGCAGCAGCAATACGCGCCGCCGCAGCCCGCGTACTCCGACCAGACCCGTCAAAGCCGCGTCCGCGAAGAAAAGCGGAACCTGTATGAACCGAGGCCCGCACAGACGGGGTATCGGCAAGGCGGTCAGGGTCAGGCCGTTCGTTTGAGCCCTGAACAGAAGCGATCATATGCCGTGGCCCAGCGCCGGGCAGCTACCGGGTTCGACCGGATCGCTTGACACCCCTGCCCTATCCCCTCGCCGGCCTCCAGCCGAACGAGGGGATTTGCAATGGCAGGAATGGCATGGGGTGGTGATCTCGGTGAGGGCTATATGGGCTCCGCCGACATGGACGAGTTGTCGGATATTCTCCGCTTTACTCTCCAGCCACTAGCGAAAATGCGGCAGTTCGTGGAGCCGCGCGAGGCCGACAAGCCCTACCACAAGGGCGATAAGTTCTTCTGGAATATCTACGGAGACACCAGTCAGCCGGCGCCGGAAGAGCTGTCGGAAATGGAAGTTGTCCCCGAGACTGACTTCCAGGTCACGCAGTCCAGCCTGACGATCAAAGAGGTCGCCATCGCGATCCCGTTCACCCAGAAGCTGGAGATCCTGGCCAAGCACGATCTGGTCAGCGTGGTGAAGAAGAGCCTCGCGAACAACGCCCGCAAATGGTTCGACGCCGAGGTGTGGAAGAAGTTCAAGTCCACGCCGCTCGTCGCCGTGCCCACCGGCGGCACCTCCGTCTCATCCTTCGTGATCGATACCGATGGCGTCACTGCCATCGTCAACAACATCGAGCTGTCGAAGGAGCACATCAACCTCTTCGACGACATGATGAGAGAGCGGAATATCCCGCCCGACCTGCGCACCGACTCCTACATCTGCACCTCGCACCCGACGACCTTCCGGCCGCTGCGCAACGATCTTGAGACGCTCAATGCCTACACCGAGAGCGGCATTGCGCGTGTCTTCGCCGGCGAGATCGGACGCTACAGCGGCTTCCGCTTTGTCGAGCAGACGAACATCGCCAAGGGCGGCGCCGAAGACAGCACCATCTTCAATCCGTTCACCGGCGTGTCGGACCCCTGGGACAACGCCAAGTCCTCGTGGGCCTTCATGTTCGGCGACGACACGGTGCTCGAGTGCGTCGTCTGTGAAGAGCAGGTCCGCGCCCGTATTCCGGGCGACTACGGCCGCGCTCACGGCATGGCCTGGTACGCGATGGTTGGCTACGGCCTGACACACACGGTCCCTGCCAACGCCCGCATCTTTGAGTGGGGCAGCGCCTCCTAACCAGCGCCCCCGCCATCCAGACCATGAAGGGACACCCCCATGTCTTATGACTCCAAGGCACTTGTTTCGGTCAGCTTCCCTGTTGTGCTTACCACGCTGACCTATCCGTGGCAGGCCAGCAAAAGCGGCCACGTCTTCGACATCCAGATGTCGACCACGACCACCTGGGCCGGCACCACCCCCGGCCGCATCGACGTCGGCGTGCTGGGCGCACTCAACAAGTTCGCCACGCTGAGCACCGGTGTTACCGCTGCCGGGCAGGGCAAGAGCGCCCGCTACCTCAATACGCCACCGGCCAATGCCGTGCTGCCGCATGCCGACTTCAAAGCCGGCGAGCAGCTCCTGATCACCTACGTGCCGCCGGTTGGCGGCGCGCCCGCCGGCGCCGGTTACGTCACCGTCACCTTCCAGTTGGATCCCTGAGATGGCGGACTACAAGCATCGCCGTGAAGGCACGGTGCAATACGTCAACGCCGGCAACGTGGTGCAGGAAGGCTTCACCACTGTTGCGCGGCGCCCGCGCGGCGCCTCTCCCGGCAACATCGTCTCGATGGACAGGGCCGATGACTGGGAGAAGCGCACCAACTTCATCGAGGAGATCTACGACGACGCGCACATGAGCAAGCGTCGGGCGCGGCTGATGCGCACCGCCCGCGATGTCTACGACGACGAACCTTACCTCGACTACGACACTTAGGAGCCCCAATGTCCAAGACCCGATACGACGAGTCCGTTGCGCGCGGCGGGAAGATCCGCACCGAAACCGGTCCGGAGCGCGAAGACAAGCTGCCACAGATCAGTGACCGGACTGCGATCCTTGGGACCGATCTGAAGGGCGGCGAGAGCGATCTCAGCCACTCGATCCGCGGCAACAAGGTGGCCCGCCCCGGCGAGAAAGGTTGAGTTATAAGTCAACATGGAGGGACTGGATAACGGCGCGGCAGCGGTCGCGCCCACCGCCATTCCCGGCGCAAGCCTGGAAGGCGACGATCTCACCAAGATCAGGGGCATTGGCGAAGACACCGCCAAGAAGCTCAACGCTGCCGGTGTCGTCAGCTACCGGCAACTCGCAAACCTGAACATCTCCGACTGCGAGCATCTGGAGGATGAGACTGGCCTGAAGGGCCGCATCACCAATTTCTATTGGCGCGACCAGGCCCGCAAGCTCATCGCCGAACCGCCGCGCCTGCGCCCCAGCCGCGCCGCCGGCCAGGCCGAGATCCCGCGTCCGCCCGAGCTGGACGAGGATGACGGCGGGGAGCCGGAGGAGGAAGAGAGCGTATTGGCAGACCCGGTGGACGATGCGGCCACTCAGGTCGAGGTCCTGCGCCGGCAGCTCGATGACCTGCAGCGGCAGATGTCTCGGCGCATAGCGGCTTCCGGCACCCGTCGCAGCCGGGTCGTGCCCATCGCCGCCGAGGGTAAGATGCGGCGCCGGCTGAACAAGAACCGCAAGTATTCCGACATCATGGGGGTGGATCCCAATGTCCCGCCCGGCACGCTGTTCCAGCAGATCGTGACGGAGGATGGCGAAAAGCGCGTGGCCTACTTCGCCAATGACGAGATCCAGCGGTTTCTCAGCGACGACGACGCCGACGACATCGACTTCGACAACGTCGAGCCGGAGCATGAGATCAACATCGATACCGTCAATGCCCGGCACTACCTGAACGGCCGCGCCGACTATCCATTCCCGCTGATGCAAGCCTGGATGAAGGAACGCTTCTCGTTCGAGGCGCGCTCGCCCAAAGACATCAAGGAAGAGCTGCACAGAATGATCAACACGAACCGCTCGTGAGGTGTTCTCGTGGCCCTCATGGACTGGAACACCCTGACGGCCGGCAAGACTGTAAGCGGGTCAATTCGGAACTGGATTAACTACTCCAAGGTCGATCCCGAGGAGGTCATCGCCGAAGCCGAAGACTGGATGGCCATGAACTTGCGCACCCTCTTAATGCAGGAGCGGGTGCGCATTACACTCCTGACCGGTGTTACCCAGCTTGATTTCCCCACCTATTTTCCGGGCTTCCTTGATCCGATCACGGTGTTTCTGCTGGGCAATTACTATCTGCGCTACCGCGCGCTTGATGATTTCGAGCACATCCGCCTGTCACATGAGGACGGGACAATCGACGAAGGGGCGCCGCGGTTGTTCGCTCTCACCGGCGCCGGCGGCGGCCACATGATGTTCGACACCAGGGCGGACGCCGATTATCAGATGCTGGTGAATTACTACAAGCGGCCGGAGCCGCTGTCGGTCGATCACCAGACCAACCTCTACACCACCGAGTATCGCCTGATCTTCAAGGAAGCTCTACTCTACCGCGCTTACCAGTCACCAAAAGACAGTGCCGCAGAGAACGAGCACCTGACCAAGGCGCTGGGCTTTATCGGACAACTGAAGGTCAACGACGACCTGAAGCTACGCGCTCAGGAGCAGGCGGTGAGGGTAAGCTGATGGCTGACGTTCTGACTTCCCGCCTGCGCATGACCAAGCCGGATGTCGGCGGCTCCGACGATACGTGGGGCAGCAAGCTCAATACCGACTGGGACATTATCGACCGGGTTTACCAGGATCTGACCGGGGCGCTGGTAAGCACCACCTTCGGCTCCCCGAATGCGCACGAAGTAACGCTGTCGCATAGCGCCTATTCTGACATCGACAGCACGTTGGGATTCCGGCTGCTGATCCGCTCCGGCGCCACCAATACCGGTATTATGACGCTGGACGTTGGTGACGGCAACGGTCCGCGCTCAGTGCGCAAGGTGCTGGACGGCAATCCTCTGAAGCAACTGGATGTCGGGGATTTTCCGCTCGATTACCCCGGCGACTTTGTCTACATCCGCCGCTCCGGCTTCTCCGGCTGGATACTGCTCAATCCCGCCACTGGCGTGGTGTCGCCGCCGCCCGACGCCACGGAAACCGTGATTGGCGTGTCGCGCATGGCGACCAACCAAGAAGCCCAGGCCGGCCTGCTGGGGACGGTGGCCGTCACGCCGAAGAACCTCAAGACGCTGGGCGCCAGCCTTGTCCCGTATGCCCAGACGACAGTTGCCGGTATTGTCGAACTGGCGACGAATGAGGAGGCTTGGATAGGCACTGATGGATCGAGGGCGATTACACCAGTGAACCTCGATTGGGTGTTTGACCAGCGCCTGGCAACCACCTCCGTAAGAGCCGGCGTGCTCCTTGCTGACGGTGCGGAGGCCATTGCCGGCACTAATCAGACTAAGGCTATCACTCCGGTAACGCTCAAATATGCAATTGACGCTCGAGTTGCCACGACAGGCGTGTCGGGGGTGGTCGAGTTGGCACTTGGCTCTGAAACGCTGGCTGGCACTGACAACACCAGGGCTGTTACGCCTTTCGGCCTCGACTATGCGTTCGCCAATCGGGTCGCCTCGCAGACTGAGAGAGGTCCGGTGCTGCTGGCGCTTGATTCAGATGCCCTGACTGGCAACGATCCAACCAAGGCTCTTACGGCGCGTAACCTCGACTACGTGCTCGACAATCGGGTCGCCTCGCAGACCGTGAAGGGCGCCGTGGTTTTTGCGACCGACCAGGAGGCTTACACCGGCACCAACACCACCAAGGCCATCAACCCGGAGAGCCTCGACTACGTGCTGGATCTGCGCATTACGGCCCTGCGAGAGGAGTTCGATGCGCGCATCGTCGCGGTGTTGAAGCAATACGGCCTGATCCCCGAGTAGGCGCCATGCCGGAAATCACCATCCCGCCCGGAGTGGTCAAGACGATCA